GTATCGAGCAAGTTGTTGAAGCTGGTATGCTTAAGGATAAATTGAGCAAATCAGAAATTACAATGATTATGGAATTTATCCGTGAGAATAAGGAACATTTGCGTGAGTTATCATTACGCATGGTGCTCAAGCTATCAGACTTATTCAAAATGAATCCAGCTAAATGGCAGTCGCTTGCCAAAATTACTTTAATGAAATAGGATACCAATTATGGCTAAATTTAAATTTCAAGGCAGTGAAGAAAATACAAAAAACACTTTAAAAGTTGAGGTTGATACATTGGAAGATGTATTGTATCACTTTGAATTATTTTTACAAGGTTGTGGTTATGAAATAGAAGGGCAATTAAAGGTTGTGCCATATGATAATACACACACACATTAAAAAACGTAAGGCTAAAAAGCCTAATGCAAAGCAACGCCAGCAGAGAGCAAGCTGGCAAGCTTTGCTCAAAAAATATGATGTTAAACCTGGCGATAAGTTAATACCGGTCGTTAAGATCGATCTACCACCTTATCGTAGGGAGACACCATATTATCCTAGCCTTAATTCGGGATTAGGTAGCACCACTAAAAAACAGGCTAATACCTATACAGGTGATGCTATGATTGGTATCGGCCAATTACATAAATCTAATGCCGTTCCAGTATTCAAACAATCAGATGCGGAAGACTTGGCTAAAATGAGGCGTGGATAATGAATAATGCTTTTGCTAGAAAAATGGCTGCTGATGAGTTAAGAGAAACCATATGTTTTATGGGTTTAATTGATGAGTGGCATTGTAAGACTAAAGAGGTAGACAAGTCAGGTAAAACTTTCTACACTTTAGATATGAGCAAGTCAGGTAAAATTAAGGTGTATTCGCCTAAATTTATTTTAATTAATGACGTAAAATTGACCTCCGTGAGTGAGGCAAAACGATATATAGGTAAGGAGTTTATATGATTTTCAGTATTGGATTTGTATTATTTGCTATTGGTAATTTGTGGTATCGTGGTTCACCAAACTATGGTGATTGGAGGGATACCGTTCAATTCGCACTACAAGTTGTTGGTGCATTATTGGTTAGTATCTCGTTATTAACTTTAGCAATAAGATATTTACCTTAGGAGATTTAATTGCCTCTATACGAAATCGTAACAAGAGATACAGTTGAAAATGTAAGATTAGTTGAAGCAGTAGATGAGCAAGAAGCAGTAGAGTTAGCGTTAGATAGTGGTTATGTACCAAGTGAATTCGGACAAAAACATATCGGTGAAGCAGTTCATATGATACTCGAACCTAAAATGAGTTCAATCGATGAATGGCTAGATAAAAAAGAATCCCAAGATTACCACATAAAAATTCACAAAAATGGTATTGCCAAAAGAAAATAGTTGTGGTATAATGGTATCTGAAAAATTGAGAAAGGTAAATATATTATGAGTTTGACAAAAACACAAAAGCAATTTGTTGTAAAAATTGAAGAGCGTTTTGGTAAGGCAGCTACAGTTAATCGTGAGCAAGTTACCAAAATCGCTGAAGAAAATGATTTTGGTTTCCCTTATTGGTTAACTAAAGCACCTTATCGTATTGGCCTTGGCGAATACAAAGTACCAGCACTCGCTGAAGAAATCGTAGAAACACCAGTTGCTGAATTACATGCAAAGGTGTTACCATTTCAACCTGTTCAACATCAATTCAAAGAAGATGTGTCCATACCTGAGGTTTACCCAGACTATGTGCCATTTGGTTTCTACAGAGACCTCAAGAACATTTTAAAATCAAAAGCATTCTATCCTGTATTCATTACTGGTTTATCTGGTAACGGAAAGACTTTAATGGTTGAACAGACTTGTGCTGATTTAAAACGTGAGTGTATTCGTGTGAATATTTCAGTTGAAACCGATGAGACCGACTTAATTGGTGGTCCAACATTGGTGAATGGTAACGTAGTGAATCGTGATGGACCTGTGCTTATTGCTATGAAGCGTGGCGCTGTGTTATTGATCGATGAAGTTGACCGTGGATCTAGTAAATTGATGTGCTTACAGGGTATTTTAGAAGGCAAGCCATATTACAACAAAAAATCTGGCGAAGTTATTTATCCTAAGGATGGATTTAATATCGTTGCTACGGCAAACACTAAAGGAAGAGGCTCTGATGAAGGTAAGTATTTATCCCAAATCTTGGATGACGCTTTCCTAGAACGTTTTCCAATCACGGTTGAGCAGGAATATCCAGCAGTATCCATCGAAAAGAAAATTCTAACCCCATTGATTGATGATGAGACATTCATTGACAATTTAATTAAATGGGCTGATGTGATTAGACAGACATATGAAGAAGGTGGTGTGAGTGAGATTATATCTACTCGTAGATTAGTTCACATCGCTAAAGCATATAAGATTTTTGGTGAAAAGATGAAAGCAATTGAGCTTTGTGTCGCTCGTTTCGATGAAGATACAAAGATGTCATTCTTGGATCTTTATACTAAAATAGATGCAGGTGAGACCTTGAATTCAGAGGAAGAATCTGCACCAGAAGAAGTGGCAAGTAGACCGAATGATACATCGGCACCAGCTGCTTCAGTGCCTTGGCAACCAAGTGCAACACCAGCAACAAATGTATCAAGTGACAGTTTATAATTTTTTATTATTAAGGAGTATTATATTATGGCAAGACGTGGTGAAGTTCACAATAAAATCGCAGTAGTTTTAAAATCAGCAGGTGGTAACACCGTAACGCTTGATGAATTAAAAACAGTATTTGCAGGTACTAAAATTGAACCTGTATTATACCGTATTTCAACCTACATTTGGAACATCAAAAAAGATGGCGGTGTAGTTCAATCAGTAAAAGATAAACGTAAACTTATCGGTTATCAATTACTCAATCATGCTGAGTTCAATGACCAAGGTTATTGGGTTGGCAAAACAGATGTTAAGGTAGCTGCATAATGCAATCATACCAACGTAAACCAGAGGTGTTCTTTGATGTATCAAATGAAGAACACCGTTTGGCCGCTCAATATTTTATCAAAAATAATGCTTGGGGTTATCCGTGGATTTTTGTATTAGAAAAAGGATACAGGGATATTACAATCATGATTAGAGATAAAATGTTAAAATTTTATATAGATAAGGATAAAATCCATGTTGGATAAACACTTTAGGTTGTCTAAAACAACCAAAAGATTGATGGCTCACCCTATCAATAAAAAACTAAATGGTGTATATAAAGCTTTGATGGTAAAAGCCGAATCATCAAGAAGTAAAGAAAGAGTTATTATATCAAAACCCACAGATAAGGAATAATTATGAGTATGTTTGTCGAAGTTGATTCACTCGAAAAGAATTGTCCAGTTATTATTAATTTGGACCAAGTTATTGAAATTGCTCCATTGGCCGCAGGTGGATGTTTAATACATTTCACATATGATGGTGATATGGGAACAAAACAAATCAAAGTTAAGAACACATATGAACAGTTTAAACAGTTTGCTATGCAGACAGTTACAGCTGAAGATATTCAAGCTCGTGTTGACCAAATTAAAAAATTGGCTAAGTAATGAAGCTATACACCGTTATAGCTTTTCATTATGTTGAAAAACGGTTACAATATCTCGAACGGACATTATCATGGTTGATTGACATCAATACTGACCACACCAAAATAGTTATTCAAACTAATGATGTGACAGATTCTCAATATAAAAAATTGAAGATGTTATTGAGTAATCAACCTAAAAATGTTGAGATTGAGATTGAACCTGTTCGTGACTTAAAAGATCCATTCATGCTGACATGGGCACATAAATGTCGTATGTTAGATTTTAAAGAATCGACATACACACATTTTGCCTATCTTGAAGATGATATGGTTCTAACACAAGATTTGGTGGATTATTGGGTAGATGTGAGATCACGTTTTAAAAAACGTAGTCTTAATTTCATACCAGGATTCTTTAGAGTTGAATTTAAAGATGGTTATGCCTATTCTACCGATATTAAAACACCATATCGTGTGAATGATTTAGATAAGGTTACTTTAGATCGTGTTTATGTTTCATTACCACAACCATATCAAGGTTGTTTTTTAATGGATCGTGAATTGGCTGAAGAACATATTAGTTCACCATCATTTAGTCCTGAAACATGTAGAAAAATACCTGGTGCAGCTAATGACACAAGAGAACGTGCCAATATGGGAAACACATACGAAAACATACCTGAAGGATTCACTCATCGTATGTTGATACCTTTGAATTTATTTACTCAATGTTGGATTCATCATTGTGCTAACACATATGTAAATATGCCTGACACATTACATGGTAAATTACCAGCAGAACGTATATTTAACTATTGACAAGGACATTATATTATGTTACGCTTGAGAACAATTAGAAATTGGTTGATAGAATTAAAACGTAAAATTCAATATCACCCATTTTGGATTAAATAATGAATATTTTTTACTTACATAATGACACTAAAACTTGTGCTGAAATGCACAACAATAGCCATTGCGTGAAAATGATTCTCGAAACGGCACAATTACTTTCTACGGCTCATCGTGTATTAGATGGCCAAGAAACTAATGTCATTACTGAAAAAGGTAGAAAAGCTAAAAGATGGTTGTTATCTGATGACAGAAATGAAATACTATATTCTGCCACACATATCAACCATCCATCGGCCATCTGGTGTCGTGTGAACAATGCCAATTACCTATGGTTGGCATCATTACTCAAAGAATTATGTATTGAATATACACATCGTTATGGTAAAGTTCATAAATGTGAACAATCTGGCCTAGTTGAAAAATTACAATCGACACCAAACAATATTCCTGTCGGTGAATTCACCGAACCTACTCCAGCCATGCCGGATATATACAAAGTAGTGAATGATTCAATTACATCTTATCGTAATTACTACAATGGCGCTAAGACACACTTGGCTAAATGGAAGAACAGGAATATACCAGAATGGTTTCAAGAACAATTACAATAGATAGTAGTAATCACAAAACTAAATTATGTAAATTAGGCGGAATCTTAAACACAGATAAAAGTCCTTTTGCTACAGAAGGCACAGGCGGTCATCGTAAAGGTTACACAGCCGTATATGAGTTGTTATTTGGTCCTTTAAAACATAAAGAGATTAATTTTGTTGAGATTGGTATAGAGAAAGGTGCTTCGACTTTTCTATGGGAAAACTATTTCACTCATGCTAACTTATATGCCTTTGAACATGATGAAGCTAAAATCAATAAGGTTAAAGAATTAACTGATAATACTAAAATATTAAAGACTGATGCTGGTAGTAGAGAACAATTAGAAGAAACCTATAAATCGACCGGTGTGTTGTTTGATGTTATTCTTGATGATGCTTCACACCAATTAGAACACGAAAAGATTGCAATTGAGATTGGTGTTAAGTATCTAAAGAGTGGTGGTATTTTAATTATTGAAGATTTGATTAGAGATCATCCTGAAGATATTTTTGATGATGTGATTGCTGACCACTTTTCTTTTGTAACATTTATTAATTGTGAACATAATAATAAACATAATGACAACAACGATAAAATTTGGGTAGGAATTAAAAAATAATGCCAAACTATGAGTTTAAAAATACTGAAACAGGTGAGATATTTGAGAAGACCATGTCTTACAAAGTATTAGACCAATATCTTGCTGATAATCCAACACATATTCGTCACCATTCAGGCACACCTGTATTGTCTGATGGTCTACGTATGGACACACCAGGTACAGGCAGACCAGATTCAACCTTTGAGAAGTATATTATTAATCGTATGAAAGAGACCATTCCAGGTAACACCATGAGTGGACATAAAACAAAAGGCCCTAGAGAGTGGTAGTATGACAATTTTTTATCATGGCAGTCCAAAGAAATTAGAAACAGTAACATCAGTCACCAACGGTGATACAGGTAAACGAGTATATCATGTACCTGGTGATATTTTTTTACCATCTATCACTACCGTTTTATCTATTCTATCGAGAGATGGTATCGCTAAATGGCGACAATCTGTAGGTGAAGAAGAGGCTAATAGGGTATCAAGGTATTCTTCTGGTCGTGGTACCTCAGTCCATTTAATGTGTGAAAAGTATCTACAAAATGATGCACATGATGGTATGCCAGATGCAAAAAGTATGTTTAATACCATTAGACCGTTATTAAATAACATAAATAAAATACAATACCAAGAACAAGGACTGTATTCTACCAAATTAGGTGTGGCTGGTTCAGTTGATTGTATTGCAGAATATGAAGGTGTTTTATCAGTCATTGACTTTAAAACAGCATCTAAACCAAAAAAGGAAGAGTATATCGAAAACTACTTCTTACAGACAACGGCATATGCCTTGATGTATGAAGAATTAATAGGTACACCAATCAATCAAATAGTAATTCTTATTGCTGTAGATGGCCGAGAGCCACAAGTATTTAAGAAAAACCCAGCAGACTACATTAACAGGCTAGTCGAAGTTATCGATCAATATAAAAGGGAAAATTCATGAAACTAATATATTCATTATTATTAACTATTTCACTTTCAGCTTATGCTGATGTGCCACAAAAACCAGATAGTGTTATGACACCAGGTGCAATCAATTTAGAAGCAAATAAAAATGTTATTTGTGTGGTCGGTTATACTGCTGGTGTGGATTCACATGGCAACAAAGTTCGATATGTTTCAGAATCATTAAAACAACGCATCTATGATCAATATAAAATTGATCGTAAATCTGATAGATTTGAAATTGACCATCTCATTTCATTACAATTAGGTGGTTCAAATGACGCTAAGAATTTATGGCCACAGTCATATACGTCCAAACCATATAACGCATACATGAAAGATGATTTAGAAAATAAAATGAAAAAAATGATATGTGAAGGTAAAATTTCACAAGAACAAGCACAAAAAGAAATATCATCGGATTGGATTAAAGCATATGAAAGTTATGTGCGTCCATACAAAAAATGAAAACTTTAATGGTATTTTTATTGTTTGTGGTTATACTCATAATTGCATCAATTAAATTGCCATTATTGTTTTAAACGGCTTGACATAGTATGATTTTTATACTATAATATATTATGGAAACTTAACAAAGGAGAAGTATATGTTAGGAACAATCGTTCTAGTTTTAGTGGGATTGCTTATTGGTTGGAATACAACACAACCAGCAGTTATAGCATCAACACTAGGTAAACTTAAAGATAAAGTGAAAACACTTTTTAATAAATAAGTAATACACTATAAATCTAGTGCGCTTGCTTAAAACGCATCGGTAGTCACTAGCAGATTGGAGGGTTCTGTAAAACCTCCACACTTACACACACAACACAGGAAAAATATCATGAGTAATTTATCTCCGTTCGAGATTCGCCTTGAACTTTTAAAAATGGCGAAAGACATGCTTTCAGAAGACTTTGCTTCAAAGCGTGAATCAATATCAAATGAATGGGCAACCCAAGTTGAAGTCGCTAAACTCAACGGCGGGACTGTTCCAAATCATCCAGGGTTTCCACCTTATCCATCAGAACATGATGTCGTTAAAAAAGCTCAAGAGCTCAACGGCTTCGTGTCGAACATAGAAACTAAAACAAGCAAAAAATAATCCCGTTAAAGGAGTAAAATATGCGAAGATTAAACTTCAGCAATATTGTAATGATCTCGGTTACAATTTTTGGAATGTTAGCGTTATTCAATTTTAGTGACATATCAGTAGAAGCGCATGAAAGTAAACCGATTAAGGTTTCATATAAAAACTTATCACCACATGCTAAAAAACAAGTAGAGTGCTTAGCACAAAACATCTACTATGAAGCAGGTTGGGAGCCAGAGAAAGGTCAAATTGCTGTGGCTATGGTGACGATGAACAGAGTAGAAGATGGTAGATTTGCCAATTCAATCTGTGGTGTAGTTAAACAGAAAACACAAAACACTTGCCAATTTACTTGGTTTTGTGAAGGTAAGGTCTTGACAAAGATGAACCATTCGGTGTATAATGATATTAAAGATTTAGCTGCATATGTGTATGCCAATCATGAAAAGATTAAAGATCCATCAAGAGGTGCTCTATTCTATCACGCAGACTATGTAAATCCAGGTTGGAAAAATATGGTCTACTTGACAAAGATTGGTCGCCATAAATTTTACAATCGTAAGGAGAATGTATGATGAGATTGAATAGCAATATTATAACCATTTTATGTCTATCAGGTCTTTTAGTTATGGTGTTATTTGCTTTCACAACATATAAGATGAGAGACAGAGAATTGATGTCTAAAAACATTAATGAAGCTATCAATAAAGGTATTGATCCTTTAACTGTAAGATGTTCTTATGCTTCAGAAACAGATAATATATGTGTAGCATTTGCTAGCATACAACAAAAACAACAAGAGATAACAAATGCCAACAAAAGATGAGATTCTTAGTTTTTCGTTATTGATAGAAAAGAAGGCATTAGATTTACGTTGTAGTCATATTGATGCTATACTTGAATATTGTAAAGAAACAGGTTTAGAAATAGAAGTGGCTTCATCAATGATTTCAGCAAAACTCAAATCAACCATTCGTGATGAAGCCCACTCACAGAATATGTTAAAGAAGGAAGGCGCTAGACTGCCTATTTAATTATGGATCCAGTATTAATACCAACATGGATAGCAACCATGTTGATGACATATTCTACCACGGTTGCTGACTTTAGATACAATGCAAAATATTCATTTGTTATAGATAGTGATCATACTATTGTAGTAATGAATTCACAGACTGGTAAGATGTGGCGTTGTGAAAAAGATTTAAAATGTGAAGAACCAAAGGATAAAAATGAGTGAGAATGGTGGTTATGCTGCCTTTTGTCTATATCATGCTTTACATCTACACTTCACTACCAATTACGATTACCAAAAATACAATGGTAAAGTAAACGTTAGTAAAGATACCTTTCTAAATCGTAGGGACAAATATGTTCACTATGCGATGTCTAGAAAGTATTCTTTGGAAGAGTTAAAAAGCTATTATATAGCCAACCTATTCGTTAAACCTAACGCTTGGATAGGCGATCTTAATACATCTGAAGCAGAAGATGTCTATAAAAAGTGGCAAAAGTTAAATCAAAGCTTGACATATCGCTTGGAACAAGATATAATGTATTTGTTCAATAAGGTTAAATCCCCGAACGATATACTTCTGGTAAAAGACGGTCAAGAACCGATTCTATTAAAAGAAGTTTATTATGGAAACGTGGCATCTGAAACTTTGATCTTATTGAACACCCTATTGAATTTTTATCCTATGTGGCAGAAACAAATTAGTGACGATGTGGTATTTCCAGAGTTTCTCAATAGATGTAAGAAGTATGAACCATTTATTGTGTATGATGGTAATAAATTCAAAAGCATGGTTACTAATGCAGTGAAGTCATATAAATAAAATATGAGCAGTAAATTTGTAATGGCAGTATCGTAGATTTTGTTATGTATAATGTGGACAAAAAATTAAAACTAAACGTAGAAGGAGTAGAGCAACATGAGTAATTTTGCAAGTTTAAAAAGTTCGTCTAATCTAGACAAACTCACCAAAGCAATCGAGCAATTAAATTCCAACCAAGGCGGTCAAGATTCTAGTGATGATAATTACTGGCGTCCAGAAGTAGATAAAGCAGGTAATGGTTATGCCGTTATCCGTTTCCTACCAGCACCAGCAGTAGATGGTGATGATGGTCTACCTTGGACTAAAATCTATACACATGGTTTTCAAGGACCAGGCGGTTGGTATATTGAGAATTCTTTAACAAGTGTCAATAACGGAAAAGATCCTGAGTCAGAATACAATTCTGAATTATGGAATTCTGGCATTGAGGCTAACAAAGAAATCGCTCGTAAACAAAAACGCCGTTTAACATACGTCTCAAATGTTCTTATAGTTGAGGATCCAAAACATCCAGAGAATAATGGCCAAGTTAAGTTATATAAATTTGGTAAGAAAATCTTTGATAAGATCACAGATGCTATGAACCCACCACCAGAGTTTGGTGAAACACCAGTTAATCCATTTGATTTATGGAGTGGTGCTAACTTCAAGCTTAAAATTCGTAAAGTAGAAGGCTTTCAAAACTATGACAAATCAGAGTTTGATGCTCCTTCAGCACTATATGATGGTGATGATGCTAAACTTGAAGCAATTTGGAAATCAGAATATTCATTAAAAGAAATTCTTGATCCTAAAAACTTCAAATCTTATGATGAATTAAAAGTTCGTTTAACAAGAGTATTAGGTGCGCCAGCGACAACTGCTAAATCAGCAACGATTGAAACTGCTACACCATCTGTAAATGAACCATCCATTGAACCATCTTTAGATGAAGATGAAGATATGGCTTTGTTTAATTCATTAGCTGAAGAAATTTAAAGGAAAATAAAAAATGGAAATTAAATTAAACTTAACGATTGATGAAGTAAATGGTATCATTGGTACATTAAGTATGTTACCTTTTAATCAAGTTGCTGGTCTTGTAAATAAGATCCGTGAACAAGCAATCCCACAAGTTCAAGCTGCTGAAGCTGCTGCGAAAGTAGAAGCGGCCGCTGCAAATGAAACAGAAGGTGGAGATGTTGCTTAAGATTTATTAGGCGAAAAAAGAACCCCGCTTCGGCGGGGTTTTTCTTTTATACGGGTCGGACTTTTCCGTATTGTACCTGCATTAGAATAGGTTCTTCATTTCTGACACCCATTGAAACACCCCCACCACCTCCACCACCGCCACTTACAATATTATTTGTATTGTTCACCACGGGAACAATTGTTGATGATGGTGTTGTGGCTAGATTTTGATTTGTAGTAGTTGCTTCATTTAGTCTTGATAATTGTTTTTCTTTTCCTGGATCTTGCAAAGCACCAGATGTTTTAGCATCATCAATCATTTGTTGTGCTTCTTGGTCAGCTAGTTGATCTGAAGCCTGTTCTTTAAGCATATCTGCTTTTACTTTTATCTCATCTTTATCATAAGCAGTGGTTGTTTTTGTAGCCGAAGGTGTGGCTGCTTCAGGTGGAGCAATTTTAGTGGCTGTATCTTTTGTATCTTGTGTAATACCTTTTTGTTTTTTAAAATCTTCAAAAGAAGTTTCTCGTTTGACCTCACCCGATTCAACACCACGTCTGTATTGTTGTAATGGATCATCTGATGTTTTTTTGTATTCTTGAACACGTTCATATGCTTCATTTTTCTTTTGCAATCCAGGTCTAACATCTTTAACCCATTTACCATCTTGGAATCCTGGAACAGGTTTATCACTTTCTATAGTTTTCTTATTGTTTTCATACATCTGATCAGTCATTTTTACACCAGGTGCTATCTGATTGTTACCACGCCCAATAGATTCAAAATCTTTTTGAGTTTCTTTAGATGTTGTTTTCTTATCATACTCACCTTTGTCTGCGTAATCCATAGGTTTGCCTGTAATCTTTGAGGCTAACCATGAAATACCTTTAGCTGCCAAAGCTATAGTTCCAATGACGGCAATTAGAGGTAATAGAACAGACGCTAAAGGTGCGAGTATTGCACCTAAACCACTTACAATACCACTAATGGCTGTGGTTAAGAACCCACCAATAGTAGACATCAATCCTGTAAATAAACTTCCAAGCATTGGCATGAAACCTTTAAATAAATCAAGTAGATTACTGAAAAAACCACCTTCTTCTTTATCTTTTTTTGCTTTCTCTGGTTTTTTACCTTTACCTAATAAAGCATTAATAAATTCTTTATGTTTTTTTTCATCTTCAGCAAGTTGTTCTTCTTTAAAATTAGAATTAGTTTCAGCTTGAAGTTTTTGTTCTTCTCTCCAATCATCATCAGCTTTAAATTTAGTTGCAAGCATGTTGTGTATTTTTTTAAGAATACCAACAGATGATTTATCATTAGAAATCTGTTTGTATGAAGTTTTAGTTTTTCTTCCTGTCGAACCACTATCTTCTTTATCAGTTTCTTCTAATTTACCTGGAGGTGCACCAACACCTGTGAAATAAGAAATGTCTCTAGGATCTTTACCACGTTTCATACCATAAGCAGTTGCCGCTATAGAACCAATAAGTGGCAACTTACTCAACATATTCATTCCAGAGAATTTCTTTTTAATGGCACTGCCTTTGGCAGCAATTTTATCACCCATTGCTCCTTTGAGAGAAGCACCCAGGCCTTGACCAGACATCATCTTTTCATTAACTAATTGGCTGAAACCTTTATTTCTAATAACATCATACTTTTCAAAATCTGAACCTGTACGATATTGTCTTTTAATAGGTCTACCTGCATTTCTGCCGGTTTTAGCTATGTCATAA